CTTATAACAAAAAGAGCTCGATTTTATCGGGCTTTTTTTGTGACATAAATATTAATATGGCAAATAAATTCACAAGATTTCTAACAGGTGTCTCAGAGGGGATATTAAATCCTAAGGGACAGCAAGCGAACTGGCAACATGCTACTCGTTTATTCATTGACGACTCGTTTAGATTATCGCCACGTACAAAATTCTTGTACTATGTGAGTTTTGAGCTTAATAAACATGCAATTAGATCACCATCTTTTACCAACAACCATAGCCAAGAAGTTGGATTGCTTGTAAAAACTGCTGAACTTCCTAAATTTAGTTTCGATACAGTGACTAAAAATCAGTATAATCGAAAAAAAGTAATTTATAAAAACATCAATTACGACCCTGTTAGTATTACTCTACATGATGATAGTGCAGGTATTGTAAGCGCCTTGTGGGCAATTTACTATGGCTACTATGTTGCAGATAGATTAAACCCCGATGCTGCATATAGTGCTACTCATTTAAGGCCAACGAAAACAAATTTAGATAACTTTAGATACGGATTAGATAACAGTATCTCTGATCCATTTTTTAAATCAGTAAGCATTTACACAATGAGTAGAAAAAGATTTATAGGATATACACTGGTAAATCCAAAAATTAAATCTTGGTCTCACGGTAATATGGATTATTCAGCAAGTGAGTTTAATGAAAGTGCGATGCAATTAGAATACGAAGCTGTGAAGTATTCTGCAGGCAACGTGGCTTACAATAATCCTAAGGGATTTGCTAATTTGCATTACGATACTGTGCCAAGTCCTATATCAGTAGCAGGTGGCGGAGTAGCTACTCTTGCCGGCGAAGGCGGAGTATTAGATGGATTAGAAAGTGTGTTTGGCGCAATTAACTCAGGCGCAACCTTTGATAGTTTTGGCGGATTTCTCGGAACTGCAATAGGTGCAATTAATACCTATAAGAATGTCAAAGGCCTATCAAAAGATCAAATAAAATCGGAAGCAATTAACATTTTAACAAATCCTAGAAATATATCATCAGCAGTTTCGACAGTGGGCGGCATAGTAGGAGCAGTGTTTCCGAAGAGTGCAACTACTGCTCCGACAACAGAAGCTACGCAGAAAGCATTAATTAACAGCAATAGAGGTTAAGATGGCAACCAATTTACCTTCACAAATTATTACAGATAGTGCAGCTGGTACTAAACTGTATTTCGATCGATACGGTGAAGCCCCGTTAGAATTTGCAGCTAACGATGTTACTTTGGCTGTAAGTTTTTTAAAAAAAGGTGGGTTTGACGATGATGCTGCACAAACTGTAGCAATGACATTACTGAGGCAAGCAAAGATTGACTCAGTACCTATAGCACAACTAATGGATACACTGTCAATCTTTAATTCGGCCCAATTAAATCAGTTAGTTGGCGAAATTTTAAATAATAATCGTGTATCAACATCGTTGTTAGGATTTAGAACGGCTGAAGTTAAACCAAATCAGATTAGGAATATTGCAGCATAATGGCAAAATTTGCACAAGGTCGATTTGAAGTAAAAAATCCTGACAAATATGTTGGCAAAAAAATGCCTATGGCTCGCAGCAGTTGGGAATTTGTTTTTATGAAAATGCTAGATGAACATCCTAGTGTGCAAAGCTGGGCCAGTGAGAGTGTTCAAATTCCCTACAGAGATCCACTTACAGGTAAACATACAATCTATGTCCCAGACTTTTTTGTTGTGTATGTAGATAAGAACGGTAGCAAACATGCAGAACTAGTTGAAGTAAAACCTAGTAATCAAACATTTATAGAAGCAGTAGGTAAGAGTCAATATAATCAACAACAGTATGTAAAGAACATGGCAAAATGGGAAGCTGCTACTGCATGGTGCAAACAGCAAGGTGTTAAATTTCGTGTGGTAAATGAAGGAGATATTTTCCACCAAGGGACTAAACGGAAATAAGTAATAGTATGACTAAACGATTAGAAGAACTATTCAATCTTGATTCTGCGGAACCCGAAACGGTTGTAGAAGAATCCACAGTGCCCGCACCTGCACACGACGAAGTAAAAAGTCTAGACGATAGTTATCGTGCAGTATCTGAGATTACAAGAAGTTTACCGCATATTGCAGAGTTGGATAGTTTAGACGAAAAAGAACTAGACGATCTAGCAAAAAAAGCTGAAACTGCCTACGATGATCTAATGGATTTAGGAATGAATGTTGAAGTACGGTATGCTGGCCGTATTTTTGAAGTAGCTGCTAGTATGATGGGCAATGCTATATCAGCCAAAACTAATAAAATTGACAAACGATTGAAGGCTGTTGATCTACAGCTTAAAAAATTAAAGATTGAGAAAGATGCAGGTGACGATCCTAATGATGTTATCAATGGCAACGGATATGTCATTACAGATCGCAACGAGCTTCTGAAAAAATTAAGCGGAAAAGCATAAATACTACTATGAAATCTTTTAAAGAATATCTTATTGAAAGCAAGAAAACATACAGCTTCAAAGTCAAAGTTGCAGGTGAACTTCCTGATAAATTTCAGGAAACACTAAAAGCAAGACTAGATAGTTGCTGCGTTCTTACTTTAGAAAAAGTAGCAACAACACCTATTCAGAAACTGCCGCTAGACTTTCCAGGCAAAGAAAACTGCGAAGTAACAGTGTTTGAGGTAGTTACAGAATACCCATTAACTTCGCCACAGCTAGTTACATACATTAAAGACATTGGACTTACCGAAGATAGTTTCCGTGTACGTGGCAGTGGAGAACCTAGTGAAGAACAGCAGGTGTTAGCTGATAACAAACCTAGCGGTGAAGCTGTGCTAGACGAAACTGATCTTGACAAAGGCAATACAAAAATCAAACACAAAGATTACTTTGGTGATGATTTTAATAAAGGCTTTTTAAAAGAATTAAGTAAGACTGCTAAACAGCAAAAGAAAGATAACGGTCAAGGCGAATATAAACTGCCTAAGATCAAACAAGATAAAGTTGGCGCAAAAAGCGCCTTAGGGAGTTAAAAAATGGATTTTAATAGTTTAATGGCAAGAATGCGTGAGTTAGATCAACCAGCAACAGAAGCATGTGGAGACCCAATGCCACCAGGTATGTCGACTCCCGGAATGGGCGATATGGGTAAACCTAACACTCCGCCTCCAAGCATGAGTGTAAATCTCAATGCACAGGGTATGAGTGACATCGAAAGCCTAATGAAACTGATGACTAAAGTTAATCCAGATATGATTAATCAACCGTCAGACGGCATGCCTCCAATGCCAGCTATGAGCATTTCACCAATGGATAAGCCAATGGGATTGCCTCCATTAAAAATGTTGCCAGACTTTGACGGCGACAACGATGATATGCCAGGTGGCGAGATGGATAGTGATGATGTTTCTAAAGCACACGGCGATCTAGACAACGACGGTGATCACGACATGGATGATCACGATATGGAAAAGAAAGAGAAAGAAGAAGCATTCGGTAATTCTGCACCAGGAGATGAAGGCCCAGAAGAATTTGATATTGATGCTGCTATTCCAAACGGCAATGACTTGCACAGAGAAAAGAAAATGTTCAAGCACAGCTATCGTCAAGGCGACAACCCAATGGCAATGGAAGGCAACGATCTACGTGCTGCTATCCGTGCAGAACTATTACAACGATTAGCAGAAGCTAAAGGAGCGAAATAATGGGAACAGTTACTAGAGTAAATGGTTTAGATTGTACTGTTGATACAGTATACTCTTTAAATGCCAATGCATATTTAATCACAGTTAAAGATGTCGGCGCTACTGCTATTGATTTAAGAGCTGAAGACGATGCAGTTGACGAAACAGTTGAAGCATTAGTTAAAGAATTAAATCCGTTGATGTTCTATGTTACTGATGCAGACACTGGATTAGTTCATGTTATTATGGACAAGAGCATTAATAGCGCAGCTGAATTGCAAGTACGTGTTCGCCGCCTAGGTACCGCAGTTGGTCCTAACACAATCGATGTCAGCGGATCGACTGTTGTTGCAGCAACTAGCATTACCGTTGGTGTTGCATAACTAATTTTTTATAAAACCAAATAGCACCTTCGGGTGCTATTTTTTTCAGTAAATAAGAGTATGGAAAAATCACTCGACGGCATACTAACAAAGACACATTCTAACGAACAAAAACAAGCGTTGACAGAAATTAATACTGGCAAACAATGGACAGACGAAACTAGAGAAAAACTTAGCAATACTCTTAAAGATCAGTATACATCAGGAAAACGTATTCCTTGGAATAAAGGAAAAAAATGGAGTAAGGGAGTTGTAAATGGGTAAGAGTTTAGATGGGGTACTGATTAAAAAAGCACATGTTCAACTCAGGTACACACTTGAGGAAGTAACGCATCTTGAAAAATGTATGGACCCTATTACCGGGCCACTATATTTTGCTAAAAACTTTATCAAGATTCAGCATCCAGTAAGGGGATCAATTCCTTTCGAGCCTTACGAATATCAAGAAAGATTGATCACTGCCTTTATTGAGAATAAGCAATGTATTGCTATGTTACCTCGACAGATGGGAAAAGCTCTCAGTAACTCGACTCCTATACTAACCCCTACTGGATTTGTTAGTATGGGCGATCTAAAAGTAGGCGACAATATTTTTGGATCTGACGGTAAACAAACCACAATTACCTTTATAACAGAAACTATGACTGATAGGCCTTGTTATGAAATTGAATTTATACACGGAGAGAAAATTGTAGCAGATGCCGAACATTTGTGGAACTGGCATGATCCGCATCTAGGGCGAGAAATAACAGGGACTACCTTAAAACTTATAGAAAGATTCCAACTGTGTTCTACAGGATCACAAAGCATACACATTAAACACACTAACGCTTTGGAATTCGAACCTAAAGAGGTAATGTTAGATCCATATTATCTAGGAGTGTGGTTAGGGGATGGCGGGTCAAAAGATCTAAGAATAACCTGTACTATGGAAGATTATAAAGAATATACTAAAATCTTTGCAGAAAAATCTTTAGAGGTTAGTCACTTTACTATAGATCGCAGGAGCCAGCGCACCGGGACCTTTTATGTTAAAGGCGGTGCTAAAGAGCATAAGAAATTAGACCTATGGGGCAATAAACATATACCCGATGAATACATCTTTAATGATTTAGACACTAGAATAGCCCTATTACAAGGACTCATGGATACAGACGGCACCGTAGAAAAAAACGGAGTCTGCAGATTTTATCAATCTAACGAAAAATTTATCACACAGGCAAGACTATTACTAAGCACATTAGGTATAAAATCTACAGTGAGTCGTAAAAAGACCACTCACAAAGATGCATATACTCTTTGTTTTACTACCTCTGATTTTGATGTTTTTAAAATGCCTAGAAAGTTAGAGAGGCAAAGACTAAACAAAAATCATCCTAAAAATAAAAGAATTTATATCAGAGCAATAACCCTAGTTGATAGTGTTCCTGTAAGATGTTTGCAGGTAGATAACGATGATCATTTGTTTTTAGCTGGCGTAACATTAATACCCACACACAATACAACCTGTGCAGTTGTTTACCTACTGTGGTATACAATGTTTATGAATGATGCGCAGGTCCTTATTGCAGCACACAAGTATGAAGGTGCAAAAGACATCATGGATCGCTACCGTTTTGGTTACGAAAATCTTCCTGACTTTATTCGCGCAGGTGTTATTACCTACAACAGAAATACTATCGAATACGATAACGGCTCACGCATTCAAGCAACAACTACAACGGAAAATACAGGCCGTGGTAAGTCTCTATCACTGATCTATTGTCTAGATGGAGACACTACTACGGTTCGAGTTCGAAGTAAACTAACATTGGTTGAAGAGGATATAACGTTGACTGCACTGTATTCTAGAATAAACAATAATGTCCATGTCATCAGTTGACGAGTTTGCATTCGTATAAATACTGTATGAAAACCAAACTCGATCAATTTATCGCTCGAAACCAAAAACGTAATTCGCATCTATGGGCAATAGGCTTAGTTGAAGGATATGACTATGTGGTCTGCCCAATTAGCAAGCAACGGCTTAGCATGATCAAGAACAATTACATAGTTAACATATTAGAAATGGATCTTACTGCGTATCCAATTACCCAACGTATTTGCAACAAGAGAAAAGATAATATTAAATTAGGATTGCAAATTATTGATGTGAATACTGGCTTGACCAAATACGAAGTTGGTCAACAAAAAGCTAGGGCTGTATTAGGCCAATTGGACTGCACTGGTGTATCGGGCTATGCTAAAAAAGGGCAAAAGACTCGTGCTACCCATATGGCCAACATCGATGTCTTGGGCAGGAATGGATACTCGCAACTTGCCAGCAAGGCTATTGTTGTAGGTAATTCTACAAAAGCAAAAAACGGATTGATTACTGACCCAACAATACGTCCTGAATTTTATAGATACAAAGCAGTAATAACATATCTAACTGAAAAACATAGACGCAGCCTAACTCACGGATATGTAACCGGCCTAGCTGGAAAAGAAGGTGCACATCATATTGATCACCAATATTCTATACTTGCTGGTTACAAAAATAAAATAAGTCCACTAGTGATTGGACATTTACAAAATTTGAAAATGATTCCATGGAGGGACAACGTGTCAAAACATACTAAATGTAATGTGACCATGGAACAGTTATTAGTCAATGCCGGGTATTCGATTGAACAATCAAACGCTGAGTTTGAATTGGTAATTTCCTTGATACAGCAGGACTTAGCCGATGGTATACCAGTAAGCGGAATTAGAATATTAGAAAAAATATATGAATCAACTATACCTCGATAATACGGAATATGAAATACTAACGCCTAATGGATGGGAAGATTTCAGCGGAATCTTCCTAAATGAAGGTGCAAACAAATCATCAAAAAAAATAATATTTGCAGACAACACTTACATAATTGCAACTAATGAGCACCGTTTCTTTGTATCTAGTCAGGAAATAAAAGTTATAGATATTACGGTTGGCATATATCTTGATTCAGCCAGCGGCGCACTCCAAGTAATGGAAATAGTTGACGTTATGTTGAGTAATACGTATGAAATATTTAATGCAACTAACCATGTTATTATTGCAAATAAGATCCATTCGCATCAGTGTGATGAATTCGCATTTGTTCAGCCACCTGAAAAGGCAAAAGAGTTCTGGACTGCATTATCACCAACATTAGCCACTGGTGGTAAGGCAATTATTACCAGTACACCAAACTCAGACGAAGATCAGTTTGCTATGATTTGGAAAGAAGCTAACAAACGGTTTGATGATTTTGGAAACGAAACAAAATTAGGCCCTAACGGATTCTTTCCGTACTTTGCACACTGGCGCGAAAACCCTCTACGTGATGATGAGTGGGCCAACGTAGAACGTAGTAAAATTGGTGAAGAACGATTCCGTCGAGAATTTGAATGCGAGTTCTTGATTTTTGAAGAAACATTAATTAACAGTGTCAAGTTAATGGAGTTGACAGGTATTGATCCTATAATGAATATGGGACAGACACGATGGTACAAAGACGTTGATCCTAAGGCGACATATTTGCTGGCACTTGATCCTAGTCTAGGAACAGGAGGCGACTATTCTGCTATTCAAGTGTACGAAATGCCCAGCATGATTCAGATAGCAGAGTGGCATCACAATACTACTCCTGTGCAACAACAGGTTCGGGTAATGCGAGATATTTTGAAATACATTCAGCAGCGTGGCGAAGAAAAAGGGTCAATGCCACAGATATATTACAGTGTAGAGAATAATACACTGGGCGAAGCAGCACTGATTGTTATTAGTGATCTAGGAGAAGAGAACTTTCCGGGATTATTTCTAAGCGAGCCTATCCGTAAAGGTCATATCCGCAAGTTCCGTAAAGGATTTAACACTACTCATCGAAGTAAAGTTACTGCCTGTAGTCAACTTAAAAATCTGGTTGAAACTAACAAAATGACGTTGTGCAGCAAGCCTTTATTATCTGAATTAAAAACATTTATTGCCAGCGGAGTAGGATTTAAAGCAAAAAGTGGAGAGCATGACGATTTAGTAAGCTCTACATTATTGGTAGTACGTATGGCAGAGGTCCTGGCAGATTGGGATCCTCAAATATACGATAAAATGACCGAAAAACTCAGCGAAGATTCCATGCCAATGCCGATCTTTGTTAGTATGGGATACTGATAAATATACTTATGGACGCAAGAAACAATATCGCAACAGACTTATTCTATAAAATTAGAAGTCGCTTCAAGAACCTAAAACTGGGTGCTGAAACTGGGCAACTAACTATCAATCCCGAGGAAGCTCGCTTTTTCGATTTTGATTATATGGAAGGAGCAACACCAATTGGCCACGTAAGTGTTAGCCTAGCTGAACCTAATTCAATGAAAGTGTATTTTAGTAATGGAATTACAGAAGGCATGGATGACGGACAAAAAGGCAATTGGTACAAATTCTTACGAGAATTACGTGAGTTTGCTAAACGCAGACTACTAAGTTTTGACACACGAGATATTGCTAAGGATAATTTAGATCGTAGAGATTATCAATTTCTAGCACAAAATGCTCAACCAAAGCAGACAAAAAACAACACAATACAAACACCAGTCGGAGAAAGCGTTATGAGTGAAAGCACAATGTATGGCAGCAAGACAGTGAGTTACCAAAAATTAATGGATACACGTTTGATTATCAAACACAACCAAGCAGTTATGGATGATGCACACCCAGGTGCAAGAACACGTAACATCAGCGGATTGTTTGTTGAAAATGCAGACGGAGAACGATTCAAATATCCATTTATACATTTAGCAGGTGCCCGTGCCATGCAACGACATGTGGCTAACGGCGGCGTACCATACGACGAAATCGGTGAAAGCATTATTAAGATGAGCGAAGAAATTGCACAGCTAAAGAGCTTTGGTAATTATGTTGTTCGTAACGATCTAATGAATTCCGAAACTAACAGCGTAGTAGAACGTTCAAGTTCTTACTTAAATGGTCTACGTGAACAGATTAAGGCAATGTCAAAGCAGCGTCATTATGAGGCATATAAAGAAAACTTCGAAGCATATGATGGTAGTGAAGTGCCGCAAGATGTAGTCGAAGACTTCAAAGAAAAATTTACAGTAAAATCATTTAAAGAAGATATCGCAACAGTATTTCCAGTCTTATACAGATTGATGAAAGAAAATGATACTATAGGCTACGACGACATAGTCGCCCTAACGCAAGAAGAATTACAACAAGAAGATGTCGAGTTAGATCAACCTGCATATGACCCAATGGCAAAGTTTGAAAATTGGGTAATGGCGTTGGGTGAAGAATCTGCTATTACATCTCAAGATCCAGAAGAACAACAGGCAGCAATTCAACAACTACAAAGCCTAATAGGGCAGACATTTGTTGCGGGTGTTGACGGCACTAACGCAATAGAAAGTCTTAAAGGCATCATCGACGACCCACAACTAATGCAAGGCATTAAAGACACTGCTGATGCAGATCCAGAATCAGACCTACGTAGTGTAGTCAAGCAATGGTTAGAACTGTACGCTCCGGAAGTTGCAGAACAACTAGACTTTGGCGATATGGATGCAGGTGAGGCACCGGCAGAAGATCCAGTCGCAGCACCAGAGGCGGGCGGCGAAGCGCCAGCCGAAGAGCCACAGATGGCCAGTGACGACCCAGAAGAAAGAAATCAAGGCAAAATGAATGTACAAGAGTTAGCAGAATTTATTCACACTTTCTATGATAGAGATTCGGGCACATTCCCTAAAGGTCCAGAAGGTGTATGCACAATGGTAGGCAAGAAATTTGGCGAACAGGCAGAGAACGTTGCTCGTAAAATGGTAGAACGTATGGCTCCCGAACAGCAGGATCAATCGATGAACGAGCTAGCTCGTATTAGACAGTTATCAGGCATGTAATATACAACACGCAATAATAAGGACTCTTCGGAGTCCTTTCTTTTTGGCAAAAATAATCAAAATATATGTAGATAATCATTGACCTTGATAAATAAAAAGCGCATAATAAAACATGTGCATTAGGCATAGTAGTAAAAAACATTTTAGGCATATTACAGGAGGCATTTAAAATGGCAACATTAGCAGAAATTCGTGCGAAACTTCAAGAAGCACAAGGTAAGTCAACAGGACAATCAACAGGTGGTGGCGACAACGCAATCTATCCACACTGGAACATGCAAGAAGGTAAAGAAGCAGTAGTTCGTTTCCTCCCAGACGGCAACACAAACAACACGTTCTTCTGGGTTGAACGTGCAATGATCAAACTCCCATTCGCAGGTATTAAAGGTGACACTGATAGTCGTCCAGTTCAAGTGCAAGTTCCTTGCGTTGAAATGTACAACGATGGTTCAGTTTGCCCAATCCTTAGTGAAGTGCGTGGTTGGTTCAAAGACAAAAGCCTAGAAGAAATGGGTCGTAAGTACTGGAAAAAGCGTTCATACATTTTCCAAGGCTTCGTAGTTGAAGATCCAATGAAGGAAGAAAAACTTCCAGAAAACCCAATCCGTAGATTTATTATCGGTCCTCAGATCTTCCAAACTATTAAGTCTGCTCTTATGGATCCCGAGTTGGATGAATTGCCAACAGACTATTTTAAGGGTGTTGATTTTAAGATCGCAAAAACATCTAAAGGTGGTTATGCAGATTACTCTACTTCAAAGTGGTCGCGTCGTGAACGTGCTATCTCTGATGCAGACAAGGCAGCAATTGATCAGTTCAACTTGTTTGATCTAAGTGGGTTCCTTCCTAAGAAGCCAAGCGACATCGAACTCAAGGTTATGAAAGAGATGTTTGAAGCATCTGTGGATGGTGAAGCATACGACATGGAACGTTGGGGTCAATACTTCAAGCCAGCAGGTATGGGGCAGGCAACTGGTGATCCCAATAAGGCATCTACTCCACGTGCAGCACCGGTAGCAACTCCTGCTCCGGCGGCAACCCCTGCTCCAGTAGCAGAATCAGTTGCCGTAGATCCACCTTGGGAACCGAAAGCAGCAACTCCGGCAGCAACTGCTCCAGCAGCAGGTACTGACTCTGCAAATCGTGCGCAAGATATCCTTGCAATGATTCGCAATCGTCAAAAGTAATAATTGCTAAAACAGAGTACGGGCTCATGCTCGTACTCTCTTTCACACCAGGAGAAAAATAATTATGGCAAAAGCATTCGACGTTTCTAAATTTAGAAGATCAATTACTAAAAGCATTGCAGGTCTTAGTATTGGCTTCAATGACCCAACAGACTGGGTCAGCACAAACAACTACGCACTAAACTATCTCATCAGTGGATATTTTGATCGTGGTATTCCGCTGGGCAAAGTTACAGTATTTGCAGGAGAAAGCGGCGCAGGTAAAAGTTTTATCTGTTCAGGTAATCTTATCAAGAACGCACAAGCACAAGGCATTTACCCTATCCTAATCGATACTGAAAATGCATTGGACGAAAAATGGCTTGAAGCATTGGGTGTTGATACAAGCCCAGACAAGTTGCTCAAGTTGAATATGGCAATGATTGATGATGTTGCAAAAACTATCACAGAATTTATTGCAGAATACAAACTTATGGATGAAGCAGATCGTCCAAAGATTCTGTTTGTAATTGATTCGCTGGGCATGTTGTTAACTCCTACAGACGTTAATCAGTTCCAGGCAGGGGATATGAAAGGCGACATGGGTCGTAAGCCCAAGGCACTGACCAGTCTCGTTCGTAACTGTGTTAATATGTTTGGCGCCTACAATATTGGCATGGTATGTACCAATCACACCTACGCTAGTCAGGACATGTTTGATCCGGATGACAAGATCTCAGGCGGTCAAGGTTTCATCTATGCTAGTTCTATTGTTGTAGCCATGCGTAAATTGAAGTTGAAACTTGATGCCGATGGCAACAAGACTAGCACAGTACAAGGTATTCGTGCTGCTTGTAAAATTATGAAAACACGTTACGCGAAGCCGTTTGAAAGTGTACAAGTTGAAATTCCTTACGAAACAGGTATGAGTCCATATAGTGGATTAGTCGATCTGTTTGAAGCCAAAGGGATGCTCAAGAAGGAAGGAAACAGTCTTGTATATACTACCAGTGATGGTGAGATTATTAAGCAGTTCCGCAAGGCTTGGGAACGCAACGACAAAGATGGATTAGACATTGTCATGGCAGACATTTCTAAAAATGGCGAAATTACCGTTTCAGAGATAACTACTATTGTTGAACCTGAAACGGAGATTACTGAATGAAAGAAGATTTAATTGCAGACTTGTGGTCAGTGGTAGTTGAGCATCTTCCTGAAAAGAAACGTGCAGATGTTGCTACTGACTTTGTTAACACCTTAATGGATTACGGTATTAAAGAATCGACTTTAGACGGACTGTTAGGTGTTGACACTTACCTCGATAATGCAATCGATTATGTTATCGATGGTGAGGCAATTGCCGAAGAAGATGACGACTACGATAAAGATGAAGACTAAATGAATTGGTATAATCGTGTTTCAAAGGATATCTCAAATATCCCTGGTGCTGTGGCCTATTATGAAGCTGAATTAATTTCAGCAAAACAAGATGTCTGCATAGCAGGAAACATCGAGAAGGCAAGTTCGCGCATGCCTGGCATTGTTGAAGAACGATTTAATCAATTACAAGAGATTGAAGGTATTCTTGAATATCTTCATATCGAACTTCGCAGACTTCGTAGTCAGCATTTTCGCAAGTATTTAGAAAGTTATCAACGAGCTTTGTCTTCTAGAGACTGTGAAAAGTTTGTAGAAGGCGAAGCCGACGTTGTAGATTTTGAAAAGATTATCAATGACTTTGCCCTGTTACGCAACAAGTGGTTGGGCATTATCAAAGCACTAGATCAGAAACAATGGCACCTAAGCAATATTGTTAAACTACGTGTATCGGGATTAGAAGATGCCAGTCTTTAATCAACTCGGTAATATGCGCAGATAAATATCTGCATGAAACGCATTGTATTAATCACAGGGGGTTTCGACCCTCTTCATTCTGGGCACATTGCCTATATCAACGCAGCCAGAGAACTAGGCGATTCACTAGTAATTGGCGTAAACTCGGACGAATGGTTGCGTAGAAAGAAAGGGCAAGAATTCATGCCCTGGGAAGAACGTGCAACTATTATTGCAGCTCTGCACAATGTTGATAGAGTTGTTAACTTTGATGACAGCGATGGCAGTGCTAAAAATGCCATTAGAAAAGTTAGATCTATCTATCCATCAGGACACATTATCTTTGCCAATGGCGGCGATAGAAACAAAACCAATATTCCCGAGATGGCGATATTAGAAGAGATGCTACATGTAGAATTTGTGTTTGGCGTTGGTGGGGAAGATAAAAAGAATTCTAGTAGTTGGATTCTGCAGGAATGGAAAGCTCCAAAAACTGAAAGGCAGTGGGGGTACTATCGTGTGTTGCACGAAGCGCCCGGCATGAAGGTCAAAGAGCTCACTGTAGAACCAGGAAAAAGTCTCAGTATGCAACGCCATGCACAACGCAAAGAATACTGGGTAGTGGAAGAAGGTGAATGCAAAGTAGAAAAAGAATTTGCAGGATTATTTTTACGGACACACGAAACCATACACATTGCAGTAGGAGAATGGCATCAATTAAGTAATCCATTTGATAAGCCATGTCGCATTGTAGAAATACAATATGGCGAACGCTGCGAAGAAGAGGATATTGAACGGAAATGATACCAATTTTTATCGGGTATGATCCTAGAGAGGCTGTAGCATATCACGTATGCACTAACAGCATTATTAGACATGCTAGTCAACCAGTAGCAATTAGTCCGCTAGCATTAAACATAATGAAAGACTACAAAGAAACACACACTGATGGTAGCAATCATTTTATCTACAGTCGATTTCTAGTCCCACACTTAATGGATTACAAAGGCTGGGCAATTTTTATCGATGGCGACATGATTCTGCGTGATGGTATAGAAAAATTATGGGCACTGCGTGATGATTCAAAAGCTGTAATGGTAGTTAAGCATGATTATAAAACCAAGATGACTGAAAAGTATCTTGGTAGCAAGAATGAGGATTATCCTTGCAAAAATTGGTCTAGTGTAATACTTTGGAATTGTGGCCATCCTGCGAACAGAGTAGTAACTCCAGAGTTTGTACAATCAGCAAGTGGCGCTCAAGTACATAGATTCACTTGGCTATCTGATGAGTTAGTTGGAGAACTGCCTACAGAGTGGAATTGGTTAGATGTTGAGTATGAATGGAATCCGTTAGCAAAACTAGTTCATTACACTTTAGGTACTCCTTGTTTTTACGAGTTTGCCGACAAGGGTGACTTTTCAGACGAATGGCATCGAGAAAGAATTTACACCGAATATTGTCTACAACACAATTTATGATTTTTAATAAAGAAAATATTTCTGAAAAAATAATTAATTATTTTTGTGAAATCAATAATAATTTTAAAGGGACAGGCCTTGACAGAAAGCGACATTTATATCAAATTTTAGCTGAGGAAATGATTAACGGATTAGTATTAGAATTTGGAGTATACCAAGGTAAAACGATTAATATTATATCAAATAGATTTGATAAAGAAATTGTTTGGGGATTTGATAGTTTTGATGGGTTACCAGAAGATTGGTTTACAGATTCTAAAATAGTTTCGAAACACCCAACAGGGCACTTTAAATTAGATAATTTACCAGATGTTAATACAAACGTAAAACTAGTTAAAGGATTTTTTAAAGAATCTGTTCCATTATGGTGCATTAATAATACCGACAAAATAAAATTTTTGCATATAGATTGCGATTTGTATTCAAGTACTAAAGAAATTTTATGGTTGTTAAATTCTCAAATTGTCCCAGGAACGATAATAGTTTTTGACGAGTTTTATCCCTGGGGAGATTACACACTGTATCCAGAATGGAAAAACGGAGAGTTTAAAGCTCTCTATGAGTGGATTAATAATTTTGATCGAGAAATAGATACATTGTTAAGAAGTAGGCATCAACAATGCTCAATTCGAGTTATAAGATGATCTTCTTGAGTAAAGACGGTAATGACGAATACGTCAATATGTTTGCCAAAGGATGTAATACTATACCTATAAGCACAGACGATTTTAATTACACATCTAGTACAGATCCCATTGTGTTACGCGGCATACTCAAACATAAAATAATGAAACAGTGTTGGGAAGATGGTAGAGATTTCTATTACATAGACACTGGATATTTTGGCAACGAACGCACTACATCTAATCCCAACGGTTGGAAATATTGGCATCGTATTGTAAAGAACGATCTACAACACGGGGAGATTATTGCTAGGCCAGATGATAGATTCCGCAAGTTCAATAAAAAATTTGCCCCGTGGAAGAAAGACGGCCGAAAGATTTTAGTAGCAGCTCCTGACGAAAAACCCTGTAAGTTTTATAGTATTACAAAAGATCAATGGGTTAAACAAACTGTAGAAACCATTAAACAATATACTAATCGGCCTGTTGAGGTTAGAGAAAGAGCCCCTAAAAGAATTGATCGAATTGCCACAGACACCCTGCAATCAGCATTAGATAATGATGTATTTGCTCTGGTAACTTTTAATAGTGTAGCAGCAATAGAAAGTATATTTCACGGCATTCCTGCCTTTACTTTAGCACCTGCCAATGCTGCAAGTCCAGTAGCATTGCAAGATTTAAGTCAAATAGATTCACCGTACTATGCAGACACGGATAAATTATATGCATGGGCTTGCCATTTGTCTTATGGTCAGTTTCACGTAGATGAAATGAAAAATGGAACTGCATTGGAGATATTATGAAAATTTTAGTTAGCATTACTTCTGGGTCAAACAATACTGAAAGAAATATCTTACGTGCATTCTACGACGGAATTGAAAAATATTATTTTAATTTATTTGAGATTGACACAAATAAACAATTAAAAAAAGAGCATGGTATTGACTTAAGATTAAGTTATGATCCTGAAATAGAAAAGTGCGATATTGCTGTTCAATTTGGAACTGTAAAAGAAAGATTAGCAGAACACCATGTTACCAAACAAAGTATACAAAGAAATGCAAAAACTATAATATTTGTTGAAACTCCAATTCTAGGTAGAGTTATTGATAAACAAAATAATTATGATTTCTATAGAATAGGTGTTGATGGATTTTTAAATAATAGCGGTGTATTTTATAATACTGAATCTATTGACAAAAATAGAATTGCATTTTTAAAAACCAAACTTACGATCCCTGAATTTTCCACATGGAAAGATCATAAAGCTGGTAATATTTTAATATTATTACAACTACCCGGTGATGCTAGCTTAAGAGGACAGAAATTAAGCGAGTGGTTTGTAGACACAGTAAAAGAAATTAGAGTTTCTTCAGACAGACCTATTTCAATTCGATTTCATCCAGCAATGAGCGATAAAGGCCACACTGAATTTTTTGGTGAAGTGGGACCACTGTTGTTTGAAAATTTTAAGAATTTAATTTGGAAAGACGGAGTTTCAACTACCCTAGATCAAGATTTATCCGAGGCAGGTATCTGTGTTTCGTATAGCAGTGGAAGTTGTGTCGATGCTGTGTTACAAGCAGTGCCGTGCATCACTATAGATGAAGGGAATCTTGCGTATCCTATATCAAGTCATCGTATCGATGAGATTAATAATCCTAAGTTAGTTGATAAAGTTGTTGTGGAAGAATGGTTAAATCGATTAGCAAATAGTCAGTGGAATGAACAAGAAATGCTAACCGGTACCGTGTGGAAACATATTTTACCATTAGTTGATGAATCATTACAATATGAAGAAAACGGTAACAGTTTATCATAAAACAGTACCTAACGCAAAAAATCCTGAAAAGATTGAGTTATTAAAAAACTTTTCGATGGGGGTTCAATCTGCAGGTGATATTTCTGTCGACAACAACTCTCTTGATTATCAAAGTTCAGATGTAGGAGTTATCCAGGGATGGTTAGGCCAAGGTAACATCACCTCTCAGCACCTACAATTAAGAAACACAGTTATTGCCAATCAAATACAGAATAAAAAATATGTAGTTGCTGTTGATAGTAATTTATTTTTGTATGCTAATACTACTAATCCGTTACATTATTTGCGATATAGTTTTAATGGAGTCTTTCCCGGCACTGGGATTTATTGCGATACAGAGATAGACTCCCAAAGATGGCAGAAAATTAGTAAGAACTTAAATCTAACATTGAAAGATTATAGAACTAACGGCGATCATATATTACTTCTCCTACAAAGAAACGGTGGTTGGAGTATGGGCAACGTTGACATACAAGATTGGACTATTCAAACAATTAATACTATTAGACAGTATTCAAATAGACCAATTGTTATTCGAGCACACCCCGGTGATAAAGCTGCTCGCGAATACTTAGATACTAAAAATCCCAAGTGTCGAATTAAATTTGCCAAAGGTGTTACTCTTAGTCAAAACGTAAATTTAATAGATGATTTAAAAAATTGCTGGACAGCAGTTAACTATAATTCTAGTCCAGTTGTTGGTGCTGCTATAGAAGGCGTGCCTATTTTTGTATTAGATCCTGCACGTAGTCAATGTGCAGAAATTGCCGATACAGAATTATCACAAATAGAAAACCCACAACTGTTAGATAGACAGGCCTGGGTTGAGAGATTGTCAATGTTTCACTGGAACTTTAACGAATTGCGGTCGGGTGAATGTTGGGCCCATATGCGACAATTTATTTAGATAGTCGGATAATATCTTCTTTTACCATTTCGGTTATCATATCCTCAAAAGATATTTTAGGGGTCCAACCTAATTTTGTTTTTATTTTTGAATAGTTTCCAACAAGCGTGTGTACTTCGGCCGGTCTTTTAAATCTAGGATCTATTTCAACATAATTGACCCAATTAGAGATATCAGCAGCAGAAAATGCTACATCTAGTAACTCTCTAATAGAGTACTGATTGCCGGTGCAAACTACATAATCGTCCGGCACATCCTGCTGTAACATTAACCACATAGCTTCGACAAAATCTTTAGCATGTCCCCAATCTCGTTTAGCGTCAAGATTTCCCAATGTAATGTTATTAGCCATTCCTAATTTAATTTTAGCTACTCCATCTGTTATTTTTCTAGTTACAAATTCTTTTCCTCGTAGCGGACTTTCATGATTAAACAAGATTCCGTTAGAAGCATGTATACTATAACTTTCTCTAAAATTAATCGTTATCCAATAAGCGTATAGTTTACTAACACCGTAAGGGCTGCGAGGTTTAAAGCTAGTATTTTCATCCTGTGTGCCTTGATTGCTATTGTTACCGTATAATTCAGAGGTCGATGCTTGATAAAATCGAGTAACAGGACTATTGGATTTTAATGCATTTAAAATATTTAGAGGGCCTAATGAATTTACTTCTGTGGTTAATTTATTAATATCCCAGCTTATTCCTACAAAACTCTGGGCCGCTAGATTATAAAATTCGTCAGGCCTGATGGCCTTAACCATATGATTAATACACGCATCGTCGGTTATATCGCCGGTAATTAGTTCAACCTCATTTTCGATTCCTAGAAATTTTAAGTTGTCTAAATTAGGATTTGAATATCTCTTTACAAGTCCATAAACTTTGTATCCTTTCTCTAGGAGATTTTTTGACAAGTAAGGGCCGTCTTGTCCAGTAATACCTGTTACAATTGCAGTTTTTTTCATATTCTTTCCTGTATAAATTTACTCTTACCTTTAAAATGAGAAAAATACTCGTTAAGAATAGTTTTCTTAATAGGGCTCCTGCTATTTTTTTCTGGGTGTAGATTCCTTACTTTAACATTATTATTTTCTGCTAATCTAACGCAATCTGTAATAACCCAAGTATCGTGAGGCTTTTTAAAAATTTCTCTGTTATCAATTTCTCTTGATTCGTAAATGTTTTCGTAATGTTTCATAAACTCTTTAGAAAAGCTATGTTTATTATCAAACCAATATATGCAAGTTTCAGCGTTATCTACAATTTTTAAATTGTTACTATTTTCATCAACTGATGCTGCGTACATATATGCTAAAATAGAATTATCTTCTAGCATGTTTTCCACAAAGGACATAGGAACTTCTTTTTTTGTTTCGGTATCTGCATCTAGATATATTAAAATATCTTCATTTAAAATTTTACAAGCAGTAATCCATGTATATGCTTTAAATGCAAACTTTTTAGTAAAATGATCACCCCGCCACTTTAAAAATGCCGATAGGCTAGGGTCACATGCTTCGAAGATGTCTTTACTAACAATATTAGTTGATGTAACAGGAAGATCGAACTCCTCTGTAAAGACATATAGCGTAATCTCTTCGGGCCACCATTTAATGAATGATTTAATCATCTTATGACCAATTATGTCATAATATTCTTTATTCATAGTAGTAACTGCTGCAATATTTTTCATAAGTTTTTGTATATTGCCTGTTTTGTTTTTCCTACTTCGATTATTTTAATTTTATCATTGATACCTATATGTTTAATTGCCTGTATAACACTATCCATTTGATAATCATCAAAAACAATAACTTTGCTACCTTTAACCATAGAATAATCGTGCAATACTGTTTCTGTACTATGACCTCCGTCGATATATACTAAATCTGCAATTATAGGAGATGTAAATGTTTCAGTAGTAAACCCTTTACGTAGGGTATATTTGAATTTAGGGTAAGTCTCTTTAAGTTTTTCTAATCGACCAACCGCTTTTTCGTACGATCCTGTTCCTTTGCCGTTTATTTCACGAGAATGAGTTGCATCGTTTGCCATATCAAATAAGTCAAAACCATAATATTCTACATTGTCGTTAAACTGTAACGCAATATTACACATAAATGTAGCTGTTCTACCCGAATGGGTTCCTGTTTCGACTATAACTTTTGGTTTGTATTGTTCAGCAGCTGGACCGAGGGAATAATGAAAGATTAATTTTTTTTCTGGCATATTGGTGTTCCTATAAGTTAATATTTATTTTGTTATTTTTATTTTTTTTTTATAATTGAATCCATCTATCGTCAACATTTAAAATTTCCACTAGTTTTTCTTGATGATTTTCGCCATAATTTTTTAAAAATAAAAACTCATTTTTTTGAAACTCATAAGGAACAACAATATCTTTTCTTAACCAAAATGCGTTAACACCAGAAGAATCAACAGTTATAAAATTATACAACGGGTTTAAAATTTTCTTATATGCAGAAAGGCTGGCCCCGTAACGAAATTTTTTATCATATATAGTTCCCTCTTTATTTGATCTAACCCATAGTTCAGATGGACCTAGCGTGGAATTATATTCGTGGCATATTATCTTTGGTTGAAAATTTTTGCTGAGCATACCGTTTAAAATATGCCAATCGATGCTATCTATATCTAAACTAAACATTGTAGGTTCTGACCCTTCTAGAGATAGTAGAAAATCAATATCGTCAACTGTTAAAAATTTAATAACAGAAACAAAATTTTTATTTTTAAATTTAGATTTTCTAAGATCAACTCCAGTACCTTTAAAATTATGATTTTCTATTAAATTTCTACAACAATTTACAGCACCGTTTCCCCAACCAATTTCTAAAAACGTTTTTTTATCCAAAATAGAAAAATTAAGAAATCCTAAAAGAAATTCTATAATTCCGTCTTCACCGTGCTGACTATAATATTTTTTTTCGTATGGCAATATCATTTTGACCAATAAGCCTCTGTTCTTTTTACTGTTAAGTCTTTTAAATGACTTCGTCCGGCAGTTTTTCTGTCACCTTTTAAATGATCGAGATAAGCTCCCCACTGACTATTTATTAATGGATGTCCTTCACCTTTAACTATGCCCTCACTCCAATTGTATTCTTTTAATTGATTTCCAAATTTTGCTCGAACTACATCAAATACAAAGCTGTCATGCCATTCGGCTAATGTAAATATTCCATTTTCTGCATCATCATACATACGCTGAAATTCACGTAGAAAATTATGCACAGCTGGTGATCGTAAATTCATAGAATACAGTCCGCATTCGGTGTATTTTCCTTCGCGGCCTAGATAACCAAGATCAATATTTTCAGGACAAAACTTTTTTAGTTGATCAACAGTAATAGGACTGTGGCATATGGTATCAGCATCCATCCACAATAATACATCTGCATCTGTTTCTCTAGCGCAGTCAAAAATTGCATAAACTTTGTGAGCAAATCTAATAGCATCCCATTTAAAACCTTTGCCTGCATCTTTTCTTTTAATTTTTACAAGATCGGCACTTACATCCCCGTTTGCTTTTGGAACATCTTTCCATCGTTTTTTAAATACCATCAATTCTGCGACTTCTTCTAACCGCTTTAATGTTATATGATTATGATTTCGAATTGCTGGATTACACAATTCGGGGTATATGTGTAATGTAACTTCTTCTGGCCAATTTTCACAAAATGAATCGATCATTTTCTGACCGTACAATTTAAGACCTTTTTCATGAAATGTAGTGACTACTGCTATCTTCATTTTTTCTGTTCCCATACGTGAAAGTGTTTTTCAACTCGTGTGCAATTCCATCCTGTATCATACAACGGTTTTGAGAACTCTCTACTAATAGGTTCTCCACCTTCAATGATCACACAGGCTTTATTATTTGACCAAAACATTTTTAATTCTTCTAGTCTATTTAATTTATTCAAATCGATGTATATAACTCTAACATGCGTGAGCGATGTTAAATTATTAAGATTCTCTCTATAAATTAATTTCTTTGATCGCATGCTAATATCATTGTTATCAACTATAAACACACTGTTGTGTGCTAATAAGATATTTGGCAGATTACCAAACCCGTCACCTATCACTAGTGCGTTCTCTGTAATCTTTGATATTTTATTAATCTTTTTTATAAACTTGTCCATAGTCTCGTTAAATACGTATATTATTTATTAGACATATGAAATTCAAACTTTATCGCGAGTACGGTGCTCTTAATAGCCCGCCAATATTTGACGCTGTTGAACAGGGACTACTTTCTCTTGGGCATACAGTTGTTGATCGTGACGAAGATGTTGCGGTCATATGGTCAGTGCTTTGGTCTGGGAGAATGAGAAATAACAAAACAATCTACGACCACTGCAAGCGCATAAACAAGCCAGTCGTTATTATTGAAGTAGGAAATCTCAAACGTGGAGAGACATGGCGACTGTCATTAGACCATATTAACAATTTAGGATACTTTGGAAATAGTGAAAATTTAGATACCAACAGACCCGACATGTTAGGTGTGAGTTTGAAATCTAGGCCTGAGAGACACAGGGGCGAAATACTAGTAGCATGCCAACATCAAGAAAGTCTTCAATGGCAAGGCATGCCAATCATGCGACAATGGTGCGAGGATACCATTGCTAAAATTAAGCAATATACCAATAGAAGAATTATTGTAAGACCGCATCCTCGATCACCGTTTACCTTTAAGATGAGCAATATTATTGTTGAAAAACCAAAACGTCTAGCAAATACCTATGACGATTTTGATATATTTTACAATTATCATTGCGTGATTAATCACAATGCTGGACCAGCAGTACAAGCAGCAATACAAGGCATACCTGTATTATGTGACACTAGTAGCCTAGCAGCCCCTATGAGTATTGAATGGTCTCAACTAGAAAATCCTACGTTGCTCAACAGAGAAGAATGGTTTTTAAAACTGTGTCATACTGAATGGACTGTTGACGAAATTGCACAGGGTGTTCCTTTAGCTAGACTATTTCCTTGACATTGACCGTCGAAGGTAGTATAATTAATGCATGCTATCATTATATGCTGAAGACATTCTTTCTCAACTTTACCTTCTTGTGTGTACAAATGCAATTTCTGTACAACATCAAGATGTGTTGCCTATCCAAAATTTTTACTCAAAAATATCTTTAGCCGAGCCACTGACAAAAAATCAAGCCAATTACATTACAAAATTATTAGACAAGTATAAAAATGCATCAGCTGATGCAGGCATCGATTATCGAGAAAATATCAAAGCATTAAAATGGAAATTACCATTTAGAGAACTTGATTTAAGTAAAAAAATATATGTAGAAGAAGTTGAAGGCAAATTAGAAATTTGCATAAAATTTCCATATCAATTAAAAAAAGAATTTGAAACAGAAATTGAGACAGCTCAGTCGACAGGTAATCGTAAGGCAAGTACTTGGGATCCTGAAAACAGAATTAGAAGATTAGAATTTTACGAATTTAATTTGATTACTCTGTACGAATTTGCTGTTAAACATAATTTCGAAATTGATGATAGTTTCATGAGTGTGGTGTCAGAAGTAGAAGAAATTTGGGCTAATGCCGACGACATTGTTCCATATTCTCGCTGGAGCTTTAGCGGTCTTGAACTAGTTAATGCTCCGGAAGATGCAGAGAATTATTATTCAGAACACAAGTGCAGTAGCTATGCTAAGAACTTGCTGTTGGCAAAATCAATGGGTTACTTATACAAGGGTGCGGAAACAGGAACTGTAGAACAAATTGCAGCAGCTCCTGAAAATACATTTTGGATTAAAGACTACAGCATGTTTTTTAGAATTTATAATCAACTTAAAGAACGAGTTTGTATTATATTAGATCGTTCCAGTAATACATTAGAATGGTTACAAAACTTTGTTGCAGAAGCAGATCGCATGCTGGTATCACGAGATGAGATCAAAGTCTGTTTCAGAGAAGGAAAAGATGGTAAATTTGGTATCAACGAATGGATTAAACTTGCAGGTGTAGGTGGCAAAGTTGAAACCGGAAAGATCCTAATTTTTGAATCTAAACCAGCAAAGTGGTTGTTTAAAGATCCGCATGATGTTACACTATTAATTACAAATAACATTTATCCACAGACAAATGTTATGACACGAGATTGGTTTAACAGTCACCCTGTTGTAATATACCTAGGTAATACAAAACCAACCGAACAAAGAGGATATAAAATTGTCGAGTTGTAAACTAACAATTAAAGATGAAGTAAACATAAAAGTAGACGGACTTAGTGTAGAAACGCGGCGGAAGATTGTAAACAAATTAAAATTTGATCTGCCATATGCACGACACATGCCTTCATATAAACTAGGGAGATGGGATGGGACTAAAACTTATTTTAGTATTGGTGGTACTGGTTATCTTGCACACTTGGATGTCATATTACCCATCATAGAAGAAGCTGGATACGAAATCGATGTTGAAGATCTACGTGAACATCATAGTATTAAGTTTGCACCAGTAACAGAAAACTACTGGGCGGATAGAGGCAAGACTTGGCCTAAAGGTCATCCAGCAGAAGGTCAGCCGATTGTTCTGCGCGACTATCAGTTTGATGTTGTAAACAAATTTCAAGAACATCCACAGAGTTTGCAAGAAGTAGCAACAGGTGCCGGCAAGACAATCACCACAGCAACATTGAGCCACTTGTGCGAGCCGTATGGACGTACAATGGTTATTGTACCTAATAAAAGTCTTGTGGTACAGACAGAAGAAGATTATCGAAATCTTGGGTTAGATGTAGGTGTATACTTTGGTGATCGTAAAGAATTAAACAAGACGCATACAATTTGTACTTGGCAAAGCCTTAACGTGCTCGACAAGAAAGGTTTTGATGATGCAACACTGTCATTAGCAGAATTTTGTGAAGGTGCAGTCGCAATCATCGTAGACGAATGCTTTGACGGAGATGCGTTAGTATTAACCCCATCCGGGTATGTAGCTATCAAGCATATAGGCATTGGCGATACGGTTATTAACTATTCCGAGAAAACTAAACAGTTTAAAATTGATACAGTTGTAAACTCGCATGTAAATCTGACAAATACTAATAGCGAAAAAATGTATGAGCTTGAATTTGATAACGGATCAAAAATACAAGTTACTGGTAATCATAAATTTCTTACTAATTTAGGATGGTGTCGTGCAGACGAATTATCAGATCATCACGAAATTGTAAATAAAACATAAATACATATAACTAACGCAGAGGTGTTTATGAAAATTACATACAAAGAATGGATTAACAGATTAAATCATGCATTGATAACGGCTCAACAGCACACTCGGGTTGTGGAATACGGAAAACAAACATTAACTTTATCAACGGGCGACGTACTAACTGATAGTAATTTTACACGTTTTAAAAAACGAGTATTAAGTACAAATACCGATAAATGGGTAACTTCAATTGATCAATTGTTAAATGGCAGCGTTTCTGAAAAAGATATCAAATCATACCTTAGCGCAATAGGCGGATTTGCTTGCCAACGTATCCATGGTGAGAAATTAAAAAAGAACTTGAATACAGGTGTTCCATGGAGCAAAGGACTTAAAGGAAGTTATCCATATTCTTCTCCGTGCTCTGATGCTACAAAACGAAAAATTAGTGAAAAAAATCAAGGGGAACGGAACGGAATGTATGGCACCGTTATGTCAGCTGAAAAAAAACAAGAAAAATCTCAGTTGATGCATGCTATGATATTAGCAGGAACATTTACTCCAAATTCTAATAATAGAAATACTCATTGGGATGCGGAATATAATGGTAAAAAATATAGATCAAGCTGGGAGGCGTTGTATCAATATATTAATCCTGTTGCAGAATACGAAAAATTTAGAATTGAATATATGTTAGACGGGAAAAATAAAATTTATATTGTAGATTTTATTGATAATGTTAATAAATTAGTAATTGAAGTCAAGCCGCGTGAGCTATGCGTGGGAGACAAATTTAATGCAAAAATAAATGCACTAACTGGTTGGGCAACTACAAACAATTATGCTATACTGATAGTAGATAAAGAGTGGTTTCGGTCACGTCCTATCAATATAGATTACAGCAAATTTGATATTAAGACCTCTAAAAAAATTAAGAAAATTTATGAAATTAAAAATTAGAACAGAAATCAGCAAGCCTAATAAAGTTTATAATCTGCATGTAGAAAATGATCATAATTATGTTGTTGCAGGTGCAGTAGTATCCAATTGCCATCAAGCCAAGGCTGAGGTCTTGACCAAACTGCTGACACAAAACTTTAAAAACTGTCCTATTCGTTGGGGATTAACAGGAACTGTTCCTAAAGAGAATTGGGAATTTCAAGGTATCCTTGCCAGCATCGGTCCGGTGATCAATCAAGTAAGTGCGCATGACCTACAGGAAAAAGGCGTGTTGGCACAATTGAATATCAATGTGCTACAAACTAACGAAGTGCAGGTGTTTACCAGTTTTGCAGATGAGTACAAATTCTTAGTCACTGATGACAGCAGATTAACTTGGATAGCAAATAAGATTCAAGAACTTAGTCTAAGTGGAAATACACTAGTGTTGATCAATAGAATTGACACAGGAAATAAATTAATAGAGCGCTTGCCTCAGGCGGTATTTGTTTCAGGCGGCATGAAGTTGGACGACAGGAAAGAAGAATATGACGAAATTAAAACAAGTGATGACAAGATTATTGTGGCGACTTATGGTGTGGCCGCTGTGGGTATTAATATCCCTCGTATTTTTAATCTGGTTCTTTTGGAGCCCGGAAAGAGCTTTGTCCGAGTTATACAAAGTATTGGGCGAGGTATTAGAAAAGCACAAGACAAAGACTCAGTAGAAATATGGGACATTACATCAGCATGCAAATATTCTAAGCGACATTTAACAGAAAGAAAAAAGTTTTACAAGGATGCAAAATATCCTTTTACAATCACCAAGGTAAGTATATGAAGATTTTAACATTAGAAAATAAAGCATTTGATTTAAACGAATTGCCCGATGAGGTTGACGAAGACACAAGATTCAGTGTGCTAGATAACAGTAATCCGCAAGAGCCTGATTTCTTTTTTATGCCGCTGATATTTTTAGAGTCATTTAACAGTCCTGCAATTTTATTAAAAGTAGGCAAGTACGAAGTGCAAATGCCATTAGACTGGTGCATGGTAGTAGGTGATCAGATGTGCGGACAAGATCCCGAAGTGCTGCCCCTAACCAGCATCAATGAACGTGGGTTTGATGCACTAGTGTTTAACCCTATTAAAGGATTTAGAGTAGAGTTTTTACCTATTGAAATTGTTAATATTTTTCAAGACGTGCGCTGGTATTTCCCAAAGATGAAGAACGGACAGTTACTCACAGTTCCTTTACACGACGGCCCAAATCCGCCGTGTGTATATTTTGTAAAAGAAGTTAGTCGTCAGAGCGAGATTGTTCAACTGCACAAATTACTCTAATGCCTCAATCATATATGGTTGATCACCGGAGAATATCTAGCGAAGTAAAAACATCACTGCTTCCTAGACGGTGTTATCTCAGTGGAAAGAAATTATGGCTTAAACGGTGTCGAGTAATATATACAATACTAACTGGCCCTGGCGATGCGATATATGAAACGTATTGGTGTGACCCGGCAGAATTTTTATTATATGAATTAAGGAGAACAAAATGAAAGCAGGCAAAGTGTGGGGAGCTACAGAACTCCTCGAAGCAAACGGTGTATTAGAATTTCACCGTATTGAAGCGTCGGCAGGCGGCGTATGCTCAAAGCATCGACACAAATACAAATGGAATGGCTTCTTTGTAGAGTCAGGTGAAATGATTATTCGAGTGTGGAAGAACAACTACAATCTAATTGACGAAACAGTATTAACTGCCGGCCAATATACCAAAGTTGCTCCAGGTGAATATCATCAATTTGAAGCAGTAAAAGACACAGTGGCATTTGAATTGTATTGGGCAGAATTTGATCACGACGATATTGAAAGAGAAACTGTAGGACATGCAAAAGATGGGAACACTAAAAACAAACGCTAGTCTTATCTACGAACGTGCTAATGGCATAACATATGCTAGAGAATTTGGTTCAGAACCAGGCACACGAGTAGAAGTTGGTTGGGATTACGATCCTAGAACTTCAGACGGTCGTCCGTTACACAATCATATAATGGATGATAAATTGTGGGGTGAAATCCGCAGAGCTTCTCGGACAGATCCTACTTTACAAGAAGCTCTCGATCGTGTTAAAATACTATATCATCTAAGTAGAGACAAACAAAATGGGCAAGAATAAACATGTAGACCTTTTTAATGACATGATTCCGGCAGTGGATGTGGGATTAAAAGAATTGTGGGATGCAGTGTCAGAAGAAGGGCAGAAAGAAATCAAAGGCGATCTTTGGAATTTAAATCGCTACATCAGTAGTGTTGACACTACTGATAATGAAATTCAAGAACATTATCTATTTGCAGTAAATGAATACTACAATAAAAACTGGAATGACATAAATCAACATCCTAAGCTGCAATGGCAGACCCTGTGCGCTACTAGTCATGAAAAAAAGAAGAAACATTTTCACAAGTGGATTCCTCTAAAGAAAGAAAAAAACAAGAAAGAAGAATTCCTATTAAATTTATTTCCTAACATGAAGAGATCAGATGTCGAAACCCTTGCAGTTATTACCACAGTCAAAGAAATCAAACAGTATTGTGAATCTCTTGGGTGGGATAAAAAAGAAGTCAATGCAATTAAACTATAAGTGCGAATACTGCGGCAAATTATTTGCCAAAGAAAAGACTCTGTTTGTTCATATATGTGAGCAGAAGCGTCGTCACTTGAGTAAGAGCGAAAAGCACGTTCAGATGGGACTAATGACTTATCAAAAGTTTTATGAAATGGTGCAAAAGGGGAAAAGTCAAAAGTCATTTGACGACTTTGCATCAAGTCCTTATTATACTGCATTTGTAAAGTTTGGCAGCTTTATGGTTAATACTGCTCCTATATATCCGGAGAAGTTTGTAGAGTTTGTGATTAAAAGTGGAGTTAAATTAGATCACTGGTGCCGTGATGAATTGTACGAAACTTATACAAAAGAACTTATCAAGATAGAGCCAGCAGACGGAGCAATACAGCGTACAATTGCCACTATGATGGAATGGGGTGATACTAACAATACTCCTTGGGAACATTATTTTGCTTATGTTAATTTAAATCGTGCAACACATAATATTAAAGAAGGAATCATTAGTCCTTGGATTTTATTAAATAGTCGCGAAGGTAAGGCAATGTTACAAAAAATGAACGACGAGCAACTAGAAATTGTAGGACCTATAATTGATCCTCAGTTTTGGATGCGTAGATTTAAATCTTTGCCAGCCGACACAGAACTTGTTAAAGATGTTATTAAAGAGGCAAAAATATTATGAAAGAAAAATACATTTCTAGTGATGACATTGAGATAGAAGTCATGATTACTTCTGATAACGATCCCGGTGTTTATGTTAAATTTTCTAATTTTGCGGATGCAGACGACGCAGAAGAATACGCAGAATTTTTATCAGAAACACTTCCTCTGTTATTGTTTAAAACAACTAAATTACAATGAACCTACGAAAATTACAAGACGGAACACCTGTACCAGAATTAGATCAAGCAGTTACGTTGATAGTTAAAACTAAATGTCCGGCGAAATGGTTGCTGGTTGATCGCGAAACAGGGGAGGCATATGCGCCTCACGATACTGCTGGATCGTTGCAATGGAAAAAACTTTATAATGCAGAATGGAATATAGATGCCTAATTTTAAGGTTGACATATTCAAGATGGCATGGCAATAACTGTAAATTTAATAAAAGAAAGTAATGGATATTGATATAGACTTTATAGATCGTGATGCTGCTTTAAAATTATTCAAACATGTTAAGGCCAGTCGTGTTGACAATGGTAAATTGGTAAAACATAATACCGGAGTGTACTTGCACGAAGTACCAATGAGTGCGCCTGAGGCATTGTGTGCAGTACCTTATGATCAAGCAGACAAAGCAGGATACTTTAAAGTAGATTTTTTAAATGTTGGAATTTATAAAGGTGTTCAAAACGAGGAACATCTTACTCAGCTTATGGAGACTAAACCACTATGGGATCTACTAGAACAAGACGAGTTTTGCAATCTATTGTTTCACGTTAACGGACACGGCTCAATCCTCAGACAGATGAAACCGAGATGCATACAAGAACTAGCGGCAGTTTTAGCAATGATTCGCCCTGCGAAACGTTATCTGATTGGGAAAGAGTGGACCACGGTGATGAACGAGGTGTGGATGAAACCGGAGAGTGACGAGTACTATTTTAAGAAGAGTCATGCTACTGCATATGCAGTTGCTATCACTGTGCAGATGAATTTAATCTGCGAAGGTATTAGTTACGGATATAGTTAAGAACTTTTTCTAACAAGCGTAATGCTTTTGCGTTTGATACGCTTGACAATAATATCGTTTAAGCTAGTGCAGGGGCCTAATAGTACTTTAACGTCTTTAGTGGCAAAGTTTCTAATAATATATTTAAATTTAAAAATTTCTTTAGAAAGAAAGATGTTGATAGGTATCATTCTGTTGCTCTCCCACCACCAGGCTTCGCCCAACTCTAAAAAGTAGGCTTTTTCTTCTTCTGTACGTATTGCAGAGTAGTCATAGAAGCTGGTTACTTGTGCATCTTGGTTGATAATTATTCCCACGTATTCATGCGTAACATGTGTTATAACGCTGATAAACGGGAAGTTTTCTTGTATGTTAGTTGTTATTCTCATTCGATAAATATGCTAAAGGTCCGTTAATAATATATATGCAATTTAATCCTGTTTATTTATACACAAATAAGTTAGATGTATTTACTAGTCCCTCGGACACTTGGTCAACTGAGAGGTATCGTAGAGTGTACAATCGTAATCTAAAAATATATAAAGGTGTTGATAATCGCATCGACATACAAGTTCGTAATCCTGATCAAAAAGCCAGTAACATTACCGGCTCTACATTGGTATTTAACCTCGTGTCAAAATCCACAGAAGATTTAATATTACAGAAAGATTTCGAAGCAATGGACCTAGTTACTGGCAAGGTAACTGTGATATTGACAGATGCTGAACTATTAAACATTGACAACGGATTTTATTCTTACAGCGTTACTAAAGAAGTTAGGTCAACAGTTGACTCTACTGATTATACAGTAACATCTAGAATGCCATTGTATGTTGACAGCCAATATGGCGCTTCTGGCACATTGGAAATTAACGGTGAAGTATACGGCACCGTGACAGAAAGTTTAGTAGTTGATGCGTTTAATTACACTAATCCATCCACACAAGGTGATGATACTCTTGCATGGTATGAAAGTTCAATCATCGATGCCAAGCCACAGATTAATACAGGTAATGCATTACATACATTTCAATTTTACTCTACAAATTATGTAGGCACTGTTGAAATTCAAGGTAGTCTCGATTATCAAGGAGCTACTCCTAGAAAAGATAAATGGGTCACTATCACTACTACTGATTTAACTAGCCAATCTTACGAAAATATAATCGGGCATTGGAATTGGTTTAGAATCAAGCATATTCCTAGTTTATCGAACACTGGAACTGTTGACAAGATACTGTACAGATAGTATAATTAATCTATGACACTAGTCGTAGATAAATTCCGTTCCTTACTTCCTCCCAGAGCCAAAAGCTCTCCTTCAGGATGGACATCATTCAATGCACCCTGCTGCCAACATCGAGGCCACGGCAACGATACACGCAAACGTGGCGGCATCCGCTTCGACGGCAATGGAGTTGTCTTTAATTGTTTCAATTGTAAATTTAGCACTGGTTGGCAACCCGGATCGCCGTTTGGCGAGAAAATGAAAACACTTGCTCGCTGGTTAGGTGCCGGTGATGATACGATCAAAGAACTAGTTTTCGAAGCACTTAAAACAGAAGGCGATACGTATCGTCCAGAAGAGCAAGAGACACATATAGCATTTACTGATAAAGAACTACCAGAAGGTTCTATGGCAATTGCAGAATGGATCAACAGTGCATACCTCCCTGACATCTCCAAAGATATTGGTCCTGTCATTGATTATGTCTACAATAGAGGATTTGATGCACTAAGCGAAAACTTCTTTTGGAGCCCTAGCCCAGGATACACTGATCGAGTAATTGTTCCGTTTCGATGGCAAGGCCGTATTGTGGGCAATACTGCTCGCAAGGTCAAAGCGGGAAAACTTAAATATTTGTCAGATCAACATCCACATTTTGTTTTCAACTTTGATCAACAACAAGAAGATCAAAAATATATATTTGTGTGCGAAGGTCCGTTTGATGCACTGGCAATAGGCGGAGTTGCACTACTTACCAATGAAATTGCAGAGCAGCAATCTAGGATAATTAATAGTCTAGGTGCAGAAGTTATTGTAATTCCAGATCAAGATCGTGCAGGCACAATATTATTTGATCGAGCAGCTGAACTCAATTGGTCAGTAGCAATGCCTACGTGGGATAACGATATTAAAGATGTTGCTGACGCAGTTCAACGATATGGGAAATTATTTGTTATCGTTGATGCTATTAAGACAGCACAAAAAGGCGCCATTAAGATTAACATGGCAAAGAACAGACAAGAACATAAATTAGAAAGGTTAGAATATGATGCAGACAATAATTAATTTCCTTACATATCCTTACAGGAAATATCAAGAACGTAAACAATTTAAAAAACGTATTGAAGAATTGCGCAAACGTGATCCGTTTATATATCGTTGATAAATAACTATGTGAAATACATAGTTTATAAAACAACAAATTTGATAACAGGCCAATATTACATTGGTAAACACAAGCAGTTAGTAGAGACCTTTGACGGATATTTTGGTAGTAGTCCATTACTTAACAAAGATATTAATGACCACGGTGTAGAATATTTTGTTCGAGAAACATTATATGAGTTTAGCAATGAAGAAGAATGTTATGCTCAGGAAATACTGTCAATAGGCAACAAATGGAAAACTGATAAGTTATGCTATAATAAGCAATCAGGCGGCAAGGGATTTAGTTCAGGATGCAATCACTACAGTGCAGGAGTTGGTTTTTCATCTCAGCATAAAAAAAATTTAAGTAAGTCTCGGAAAAAGAGATTACCAGCAACTGAAGAAACACGCAACAAAATGTCAATATCCCGCCTAGGTTCTAAGCGTGATGCTAATACAAGAAAAAAAATGTCTATTGCACAAACCGGGGAAAAAAACCCAATGTTTGGAAAAACGCACTCAGATGAAATTAAAAATATAATTAGTCAGAGTCTTAAGGGGAAATATGTTGGAGATAAGTGTTCGTCTTTTAAAGGATATTACATAACACCGTTTGGTAACTTTGCATCTGCTAGAGAAATTTCTGAATCTATTACAAATATTGGCAGCGGCACAGTATGTGCTTGGTGCAAGCATAGTAGCAAGATAATAACAAAAAGCATGACAGGAATTTCAAAATATCTGACAGAAAATGATCTAGGTAAAACTTTTAAGGAAATTGGTTTTTATATGGAATACAAATGAACATATTAGGTATTAGTGCAGGCTTTCATGACGCTGCGGCAGCGTCACTGTCTCTAAAAGGAGATATCATCTTTGCCGGGCACTCTGAACGTTACAGTAAACAAAAAAACGATCCGGTTATTTACAAATGATCACATGGGGAATCAATGCGCTTAACCACGGATCTAGCTTGTCCGTGTTTAACAACAGTGAGTTAATGTTTACCGAAGCGCATGCATCTGACGAGCTAGATGCTCAAACTCTACGACAGGCGTTTGATTATGGAGGTCCCAGTGAAATATATTGGTACGAACGTCCTTACATAAAAAAACTAAGGCAATTGCGAGCAGGACAGTGGAACAGAGCATTTGCTATTGACGATATTCCTAGTCGGTATCTCAAGTCTGTAGGTGTAGGATGTGCCAAAGTAAAATACACTCCGCATCATGCAAGCCATGCAGCCGCAGGATATTACACTAGCTCGTTTAACCATTGTGCTGTTGTTGTTCTCGACGCTATAGGCGAATTTGAATGTGCATCTATCTGGGAAGGCAAACACGGAGAACTACGCAAAGTATGGAGTAAGAGTTATCCACATAGCCTAGGATTGTTTTACAGTGCGTTTACACACCTAATAGGACTAACGCCAGTACAGGACGAATACATATTACAACAGATGGCAAGACAGGGCGATCCTAACCGGTATTATCATCGAATATGCAAATACTTTAATGGGCCTGTTGAGTTAGCTCAAAATTTGCACAAAGGTGTAGTTGATTGGGAAGACGAAATTGACAACGTTCAAACTCAACAAGATATTGCAGCCGCAGTTCAACAGGTGTTTCAAGAAAACGTTAACTCGGTAATGCTAACTGCTCAACATTTAACTGGCAGCAATTCATTAGTTTATATGGGTGGCTGTGCTATGAACAGCGATGCGAACAAGGCTTGTGTGGAACCGCACTTTGATTATATTTGGAGTTTACCACAACCAGGTGATCCTAGCAGCAGTATAGGAGCAGTGTTATATCATACAAAACAACGGACTGAAAGTAAACAACTTGGGGTTGTGAAACATATCACAATTAATGTATAATAGTATATGATAAAAGATTACGGTTACGAAGTACAAAAATTATATCTTGAACTAATGCTTGCAGACGCAGAAGTGTTTGTACGCTGTCAAGGTATTTTTGATCACACATTATTTGATCGCAAGTTACAAGATGCAGCAGAGTTTATCAATGAATATGCTAAAGGCTATAATGTCTTGCCAGACTTTGATATGGTCAATGCAAGTTGCAGGACAGAACTTAAACGACCTGAAGAGACTAAAGAAGGCCATATGGACTGGCTCATGGATGAGTTTGAATCTTTTACACGCCACAAGGCATTGGAACGTGCTATCATTGCCTCGGCTGATCTATTAGAAACGCACAACTATGGCGAAGTAGAAGCACTGATTAAAGAAGCTGTACAGATTGGCCTTGCCCGTGATATGGGTACAGATTACTTTGCAGATCCTAGAGCTCGACTAATGAGTCTCAAAGACAAGAACGGCCAAGTGAGTACAGGTTGGCCGGGCATGGATCGTAGACTGTTTGGAGGATTCAACCGAGGCGAGCTTAACATCTTTGCAGGTGGATCAGGTGCAGGTAAATCCTTGTTCCTAGCCAACCTAGGTGTGAACTTTGCACTACAAGGATTGAATGTAGTTTATCTAACACTGGAACTTTCAGAAGCATTAGTGTCCATGCGTATCGACTCAATGGTCACTGGTGTCAGCACTAGAGATATCTTTAAGAATCTTGATGATGTTGAAATGAAAGTCAAGATAATTGGTAAGAAGTCTGGCATGCTACAGGTCAAGTATATGCCATCGGGCAAGACCACTAACGATGTTCGTGCATATCTCAAAGAGTATGAAATCAAGTGTGGTAAGAAAGTCGACGTACTGTTGTTAGACTATATGGACTTGCTGATGCCCATTGGTAAGAAAATTTCAGCAGAAAACTTGTTTGTCAAAGACAAGTATGTATCAGAAGAACTGCGTAACTTGGCAATGGAAAAGAAGTGTGTGTTTGTTACAGCGGCACAGTTAAATCGAGGCGCAGTAGAAGAAGTTGAATTTGATCACAGTCATATCTCAGGTGGACTTAGTAAGATTCAAACAGCAGATAATGTGATTGGTATCTTTACCAGCAGAGCCATGCGTGAACGTGGTAGGTATCAATTACAGCTGATGAAAACACGTAGTTCGAGTGGCGTAGGTATGAAGATTGATCTAGAGTTTAACATCGAAACACTTAAGATCAGTGACTTGCCAGAAGACGAGCAAGAAAGCAACGGAGCAACAAGCCGTGGTACTAGCAGCATCATCGACAGCATTAAACGCAAGACAGAAGTACAGCAGATAGATCCAACCACCGGTGAGATTAATCCGACCCAAGGCGCTAGCATAGGCAAAGTTCGAGGAACAGTAGAGTCGTCAAAGCTACGAGATATCTTGAACAAAATGGGTGGAGATGATGAAGACCTCTAAAATATTCCTACACAAGTGGCTGGCTGACAGTACAGAGGGCTATATAGATATTCCGTGGCCGCAGGTGCATAAGGCAGTAGGTGATGATATTATCAATTGGGTGCGATCCAAAGACCCAATTGATGTACAATTGATATTAGAGAAAGCGCCTAACGGATATCAGAGACTATATGCAGATTTTTACAATCTTGCTGTTCGAAACGAGTTCACCTTATTGTTCGCTAAATAGGTATATGCGAGTTAAAGAACTTATTTTAGAAACCCGGGATGTTGTCGTCAACAGGCAGTTAAACCCCATATTGTGGGAAAACGAAAAATTGGCCGCGCAAGTCGTTGATAAACTTGAAGAAATTGCCACCGCTTTTGTGGAATTTGTGAAAATCCCCTTAAACGTTGTCGACTATACTCTTACCGGGTCTAATGCTAATTATACCTGGAATAAACACTCAGATTTAGATTTACACGTTATTGTACGTGGAGAAGTCAGCGATAGTGCTCGAGAACTGTACACTGCCAAAAAAGCTCTATGGGCTGCAGAGCATACGATCACAATTAAAGGGCTTCCTGTAGAATGTTACATACAGGGCGAACAAGATCCTCATCACAGCAGTGGTGTCTACAGTCTAATGCAAAATAAATGGATTGTGAAACCCAAAAAAATTAAACCCAAAATAGACGATTCAGCAGTGGATGCCAAACAGACAGCCTTGGCTGGCATGACCAAAAAGGCGCTCGATGAAGACGACCTTGATCAGTTGCGAGCCGTAAAAGATAAGATCACTACCATGCGTAAAGCTGGGCTGGAACGTGCAGGTGAGTGGTCAACAGAAAACCTAGTGTTTAAGAATCTGCGTAATGATGGATTTATTGATGACCTCGCTGATCGGATTCGCGAGCTGGAAGATCAACAGCTGAGTCTAGAACAGCTCACTCCTCAATTGGATTAACTGCGCATTTTTCTCTCTAGGTTATAAATACACTTTATAAACTAAACAGGGCACGACCATGTTACACATCATACAAGACTTATCCGATAATCTCATGTCATTGATCAAAGACGATCCTGTTCGTCCTGAAATTCCAGCT